AGTAGCCACCACTGATTTGTTCGTTGAGTGTGGTGACAGCCCTGCCAATCTCGTTAACGGGATAAACACGCTGATTTGCGTTGCGTACTCCGCCTTGAATGCAAATACCTTTCATATAAAGATCTTTGCCATCGTTGGCAGACTCAACAACCATTCTAGCAGCATCGAAACTCAAGTGTTCATTAAGTAAATTCATCAGTCAGTCCTTAATTACTTTGCTCTTTTTGGAGCACCGTTTAGCATTGAACCTGCTGCTTTGTCGTCACCGCCGTTCATTGCTGGTTTTTTAGCTGCTGACATTGACTTTGAAGCTTTACCACCTGGTACGTTTACATTACCCATGTTGTCTTCTTTTGCGCCTGCTGCTTTCATGCCTGTTTCATCTTTTGAACCTGCTGCAATGTTAGCTGCTGTGCCGCCCATGTCGTTTTTGCCTGCTACTGGTGATTTTGTACCATCTGTGCCTGCATCGCCCATTGAAGCTGATACTTTTTCTACATACTCACGCATTGTTTCGCCTGCGCTTTTTGCTGTTTCTTCAACTTCTTCGTCTGCTGCTTCAAATGCTACTGCTTCTTCTTCAGCTTCTTCGTCATCGTCGCCTTCTTCTGAATCCATGTCCATTGGCATTTCATCATCGCCGCCCATTTCATCATCAGCTGGTGCTTCTTCGTCGCCCATCATAGCATCAAATTCTGCTTTTAGTTCGTCTAGCATATCTTCGATGTCTGTTAAACGATCTTCTACATCGCCTTCGCCTTCGTCGTCCATACCCATGTCGTCGTCACCCATTTCTGGTTCGTCGCCCATGTCTGGCATTTCAATGTCGCCCATCATATCATCTACTGGGTCTGCTTCTGCTACATCGTCACCAAAGAAGCTTTCGTCTACTTCTTCGTCTGCTTCGTCTAATTCTTCTTCTGATTCATCAACTTCTTCATCAGTTGCTTCATCTAGGTCTTCGTCGTCTGACTCATCTAGATCTTCATCAGTTGCTTCATCTACTTCTTCGTCAGTTGTTTCTTCAACTTCTTCGTCTTCTAGTAGTGATTCATAAATGTCACGTGATTTTTCTACCACGATTTCATGGAAAAGCTCTTCTGCACCTTCGCGATCTTCGTTTACTAGGCGCTCAAGCATTTCTTCAAACTTGTTGCGTTCAGTCATTGTTATCTCCTTTATTGTTACAAGGCTGTCTATTATATTTACACATTATTTAAAATATACGCTGAAAATGGGGCAAAAACACGCCGTTTTTATACGGGTAGTGCTTTTAGACTGAATTTTTGTATAAATTCAGGAATAGTTTGGTGATATAAGTTTTGTAAATCCTTTAATTGATCAGGTACAAAACCTCTATTGTTTTCTGTTATTCTAATGTATTTAGTTCTTGGATTGGTATTAATTGTCATTGTTGTTTGTCTAACCCAATTTCCATAATACGTTGCTCGTTCATCAGAACGTTTATAATTTTTTGTTCCAGCAAATAAATTGTTTACTTTGTCGTTTTTGTCACCTACACCTAAATAATCAAAACCTAGTATATAAATTGTTTCATATTTGTGTGTGCTTGCTAACCACAAAGCAGTAGGACCACTACTCCATCCTTTGTTAGGATTAAGCAAATGCAATCCGTCGACTGATTGAGAATATTTGTTAGGATTTGTATATACTTTGTGTTGTTTGTAATAGCCGTGATCTGCTATTTCCATAATCATTTTGGTATCAACAGCTACCAAATGATCTACTGCACATTCTCTATACACTGCATTACAGGCATACACAGGACCATGTTCTTTTAGTTGAGGTATTGATACTTGTTGTCTACTAATGCCATTACCTAGCACAAAAGCAATTTTGGACATTAGATTCCAGCGTCAGCCTGTGCTTGTATGCCGTACATTTGTTTTACAAAGTTAAGTTCTTCAGATTGTTCTTTGCGCTTCATGTCGCTGGCTTTTCTTACTTTATTGATATCTTTAAGAGTTAGTTTGGCTTTTCTTTTGTCTGACATTTTTAAAACACTCATGTCATCCTGAGCATCGTACCTTTCATTTTCAGTAGGCTCTAATGTGTCATCATCAAAGTAAAACAATTCTCTCAATATCATAATATTATTTACCTTTAAACTGTTTGATCTGTAGCAGGTTCAGCTGCTGCTCCGCCTAAGTCTGCACCAGTAGCAGTTTCTGGAGGTGTATCTTCGCCGCCATCAATACCACCTAAATCGTCGTCTAGACCTGTTTCTAGTCCTCCGAAATCGTCACCAATGCCGCCGCCTGTAACACCTGCGCTGCGTAGTTCTGCACTTCCTTCAGCATCTGTTGGTTGCAGATTCTCGTCGTTTTCTTCACGCCATAAACGTTCATTTTCTGCTATCTCTTCTGCACTCATACCTAAGAAACGCTTCATTGCAAATCTATTTGAAATATAAGGAATTGCAGCCATTTGTGTAAACGTTCCAATTCTGTTGTTGTCAAGTTCAGCTTGTCTATAACTTGCAAAGTTTTGTGGCGGAGTAAGTTTTAAGTCAAACATTGCAAAATCAACGTTTGCACCTTTACTATTCAAGTATAATTTAAATTCTTGATTGAATATTTCTTCAACCATGCTTTGTAAACGTTCGCAGTACTTATTGAATCGCAATTCTTGGATATATGCTGTGCCTACTCGTCCATCATTATACTGCGATGCGCCGTCATCAGCGCCTGTGGGTAGATAACTAGAAGGTATGCGTAAACCACGCACTAACTTGTTAGTAAAATACCTAAGATCATCAATTTCTCCTAAGTTTGTACCACCTGGAAGTGTTTCAACTTTTGATCCGCGACCTTCGGCAGTTTGTGGGAAGAAGTAGTCTTCGTTGATTGACAGTGGATTGTAACTACTGTCTATGACATTTTGACCTCCGCCTGTCTTGGATGGGATTCGTCTTTGATGTATTTCCGTTTTCACACGTTCAACAAATTGCATAGCAAGGTGAGAAGGCATGTTGCCCACATCAACGTAGAATACTCTGCGCTCTGGCGCACGTTGGACACGATAGATAATAATCGCATCTTCTAATAATTCTTTTTGCTTATAAACTTTGAAAATACTTTCAAGCAGACTGTTACCAAATGGATAGTTACCATCTAACCCTTCACTTAAACTGAGGTGTACAACATGATTAGCATCTACATAAGTTTCTGATTCACCTTGCTCAAATCTACTTGTACCTGACGCAGGCGTACTGTTACCACCTGTGCCAAATTGATTTGTAACTTGTTGATAACCTTGTGTACCTCCAGGGCCATAACTGTTTTGAGTGTTTAATGGTGTTGCTTCTAAATTTTCAAAACCAAAGTTTAAATTTTTAATTACATATTGTTCAGGACGTTTGCCATCACTTTCATTAACAATAATTTTTGTAACTTGACTAGGATCGACATGAAACCACTTTTGTGTTTCTGGATCTCTAACAAAAAATTGATCACCGTATTTGAATGTGTTACGCATAATACGGAACATTCTAGTTTCAAATTTGTTTAGTTTACACCACTGTTTCAAATATTGACCAAGTATTTGTACTTCAACATTTGTGGCTTCTTTGTTGAAATTAAAACTAAAGTGAGTATCGTTTTCTTTACTAGTTTGTGTGCAAAACTCTGCTAAAATGTCTAGTGCAGCATTTACTTCGCTGTCGCTGTCCATTGTATTATATTGATTGTAACGCTCAATACGATTTGGAGAGCCAACATAAACATCAGGCAAATGGGAACTATAGTTTGCTGCGGCAGGTCCTACACCTGAACCTTGTCCTGCTTTAAAACTAAATGGACTATAACTGCCGCTAGGATTGTTTCCAGTTGGTACTGGTTTAAAATGTTTTTTCCAACTCATCTAGCAACCCCTTTCAAGATATTTCCGTTTAAGTTTTTAGTAGCACGTAAATTTTTCATTTCTGTTTGTAGTTGTTGTTCGTTGATGCTTGCTACATTGTATATTCCAGCATTTAAATCTGTTATTGCATCATTTAATTTTCTAATCATATTACTGAGTTCACTATTGTTATTATTACTTATCGACGTGTTATTGTCAACCGAATTTACTTGATTTTCCTGTTCGGTTGCAATATTATTCATTCTTTCTGCAATTTTATTCATTACGTCAAAAGTTTTCATACGCCCTGTAATGTTTGCACTACCACTTACAATTTCTGGCCCTCTTTCGCCTACAATACCAAAACCATCTTGTGGAATAAATCCGCCGTTGTCGAAACCACCATAAAAAGGTCTGTTCTGTGCTTGTGCTTGCTTCATTCTATCAATTGCGCCTAATGTATAATCTTGCATTTGCGCTATAGATGTTGTAATAGTGTTTTCTAAATTGCGTTCTGCTTCTGCAACTCTTTGTTCAGCATTGGCAATTTGTTCTGACATAAATTTACTTGCAGCATCTTGCGCTGTAAAACCATTTGATACCATTTCGGCTTGTTTTTTGTTTAGATCTGCAAGTTCTTTTTGTGCATCAGCTAATTCAGATCTAGCTTGAGATACATTAGTTTCTACATCTTCTGATGTTGAAATATTATTGTCGTTTAAGACTTTATCGATATCCATTTCCAGCTGATTTGCTAGATCTGCTGCGGTTCCGTCACCTAATATAACTTCTTCTGCATCCATAGGCACCGTACTAGCACTAAATGGAAATCCTTCATTTAATCTATCAATTGCATCAGCAGCAGGATTTAGAACTTTACTAATTGCCTCTTCAACTTGTCTACGCAATGCTGCATCATCGCCCATTGCTTCAGTTACTTTTGTCATCGCTGTTTCTGCTGCACCTACTAATGCTGGCAATGCTGTTTGCTGCACATACATTACTGTTTCACGTAATGCTTCTTGCATATCAACTGTTTGTCTTATCAGTCCGCCAGCACCAATTTGAGATTGTTGTTGGTCTGCAATTGTATCTCTTAGACTGCCTATTACTGCTGCTAAATCATCTGCTCCTTCTGCTGCACTAGTAATGCCTCTGCGTAAATCAAAACTGCTTTCCAACATGTCAGCAGCATTAGCACCTACGTCACTGAAGTTGCCTAATAGAGCTAAGTTTGCAAAGTCAGGTGATTCCATTCCTTCTACACTTGCACCAATGGCTTGATCAAGTAAGCCTTGTGCTTCTTCCGCACTTGCACCTGCTCGTATTGCATTTGCATATGCTTCA